CTAAAGTCCAACAAGCTTACACTCGATATTAGTCAAGTTAGCAAAATTAATGATAGAGGACAGAACGCCAGTGACGATGACTTGCTTTTATTAACTGATGTATCTGCTGGCTCAGTTAGAAGTACTACTCTTAAAAACATTTACGATGGATACTTAAAACTCAAAGTCCCTCATGCTGCTGGTAAATCTGGCGACATTCAGTTTAAAGGAAATGCTGAGTTTGATTCTTGTTCAAATCTTAAATATGATGCAGCAGAAAACACTTTAAAAGTCGAAGGTAAAATTAATGGGCAGAATATAATTGCTAGTGATAAATTAGTTTGTGAGGGCTCAGTCTATAATAGTATTAAGAGAATTACTGATTCAACACATGATGTTACTGAATCTGATTACACATTAATCTGTGACACACATAAAAATAAAATCACAGTGATGTTGCCCCCACCTTGTAATAACAAAGGAAGAGTTTTAGTTATTAAGAAGGTAAATTCAGACAGATACAAGTTAAATTCACAACCAGTTAAGATAGTGTGCGAAGAATCAAAGATTGACATAAGTGATTCTGTAATTTTAAAATCTAATTACTCCACAAGGACGCTACAATCTGATGGCGACACTTGGCATGTAATTAATAAGATAAGCTAATAAATGGAGACAAATATAAATGGCATATAATAGTTCAAAGGGACCACAAACCCACGGCGATGTAAAATTCGAGGGTGACGCCGAAGATACTCAAATAGATTTTGAAACAGATTTGGTTGCATTAAAAACCAATGGTATACAAAGATTTATCGTATCTGGTTCAGCAATTACTTCATCAGTTCCTATTTCAAGTTCAGCCGCCATATCAGCATCTGCATTTTTTGCAGATGGTGTTGCTGTCGGTGCTGCAGCTATATCTTCTTACACAAATGCTTCTAACAATAGAATTCTTACCTCAGTTGATTCTAATACAGTAAATGCTGAAGCTAATTTAACATTTGATAGTACATCAAAGTTTTTATTCTTATCAGGCAATGTGCAAGTTAGAAACCACATACCAAGCATGTTCTTTAGTAACAGTGCTGGTACCGGTTTAGCTTTATTGGGAGTTAACAGTTCTGATAACTTTGTGTTCCAAAACAACACCACTAATAAGCATATCGTTTTCAAAACTAATGATGCTGGTTCTATGAAAGAAGGCTTAAGAATTAATGGCGCTGTACCAGAAGTTGTCGTTAATGAAAGTTCTGATTCACTTATTGATTTTAGAGTTGAAAGTAATGCCAACACACATATGCTTTATGTTGATGGTAACGCTAATAGAGTTGGCGTAAATACAACAGCCCCATCACATACTTTTGCAGTCTCAGGTTCAGCCTCAGTATCTGGTAGCTTTATGGTTACTGGCTCTATGAGAGCTAAAGCATTGCATATGACACACCACAACTTTGCACATGGCGGAACTGCAGACGTTTGGATCCCTTGGAATTCTTTAATCGAGAACACAACAGACGGCGAAGAACACATGATGGTCACTCCTTTCTCTGGTCGTCTAGTTAAAATCATGTTTAGACCAGAAGATAATCAAAACGGCAATGTTACGATGAATCTTTACAGAGCACTCGATGGCACTAAATTAATTAGAAACGGTGCATTAGTAGAAGCAATCACTGTTTCCATGGGTTCAGCCGACGCAACAACCGCAACTTTTGCTACTTCAGGTTCGGATCATTTTGGGGCAGGAGACGCTGTTGGAATTAAACTGGATGTAAATGCAGCCCCCGGTGATTGTCAATTAACTTGTGTGTGGGAATTTAATCAAAGCTAGCTTTTAATTGAGTAGTCAAAAAAATGGTGTTTCGTATATAAAAGCACTATTTATTTTGAACATTTCTCATATTAGGAGCATTATTAATGTCAAGTTTATTAAAAGAAGCCATCGTCGATGCTAAGGCGTTGCGTGAATCAGCACTTAAAAACGCTGAAACGATCGTTATTGAAAAGTATTCTAGTGAAGTTAAAGAAACTTTAGAAAAACTTTTAGAGCAAGAAGATGACTTAGGTCTTGGTCTTGGTGGCGATGAAGCTGCCCCCGAAGCCGGCGCTGACTTAGGCGCTGACTTAGGCGCTGATACAGGATTGGAAGCAGATCCTTTAGCTACGGCCGCTGAAGAACCAGCACCGGTTGTCGGTGAAGAAGAAACCAATGGTATCACTGACGAAGAAATTCCTCTCGCAGCAACTGACGACTTATCCGACATGGAAGGCGATAACTTAGATGACTTTTCTTCGGAAGGCTCCACAACTGAATTAACAATTGACTTAAGCGCTTTACAAGAAAGCTTGCAAGAACTTGCAGGCTCTATTGAAGAAGACGAAGAAATTGAATTAACTGAAGAAGAGCTTGCTGATGTTTTGTCTGAAGACGAAGAAGAATTAAATGAAGAAGAAGAACTTGAAGAAGCTGCCGAGAGTGATGATATAGAACAAATCGATGAGGCAGACGATGATGAAGATGTTAACGAAGAACTTGATTCTGACGCACTTGTCGCCGCAATCATGGAAAAACTTACCGTTGATATGGGTGCTGACCTTGCCGGATGGGCAGGTCGCCGCGAAGAAGACAAAGTTTATCAGATGGAAAAAGAAATGGCTCATCGCCGTTCTACAGATGTAGAAGAAGAAATGAAAGATTTGAAGAAAGCCCAAGAAGAGTTGGTATTTGAGAATAACCAACTTACAGAAAAGCTTTCAAAGTACGAAGCAGCAATTGGCGAATTGAAAGAAGGTCTTCAAGACACTAACCTTTCTAATGCTAGACTGCTTTACACGAACCGTGTATTAAGAAATACCTCGCTGAATGAGCGACAAAAAGATAAAATTGTCGAAGCAATTTCTGATGCTGGTTCTGTAACAGAGGCGAAGACAATCTATGATACGCTTCAAAGCACAGTGGAGGCTAAGCCTAAGCGCAGCCCACAATCACTGAGCGAAGCAATTAGTCGTCGTTCTACTGTTATCCGTGCGACTCGTGAAGAGTCCACGTCGTCCGATCCTTTCCAAGATCGGATGAAAAGACTAGCTGGAATTAAATAAACAATAAATTATAAAAAAAAGGAGGTGATTTAATTATGTCTAGTATTATCGAAAGATTGACCGAAGGAGTTGTCAATCGTGATATGCGTGCTGAAGGTTCCGCTCTTCTTTCCAAGTGGGAGAAGACAGGACTTCTTGAAGGTCTTGATGGAGATCGTCAAAAGAATTCCATGGCACGCTTGCTTGAAAACCAAGCAAAGGAACTACTTCGCGAGGCGAGTAGCATGGGTGCTGGCGATGTTGAAGGCTTTGCAGCCGTCGCATTCCCCATCGTTCGTCGCGTATTTGCAGGCTTGATCGCAAACGATCTTGTTTCTGTTCAACCAATGAGTTTGCCTTCCGGCCTCATTTTCTTCTTGGACTTCGTGTTCTCGCCTGATGCGGGAGGTAAGGATGTAACCTCTACTTTCCCACGGATGGGTAACACTAATGGCGAGTCGATTTATGGTGGCGATAAGGTCGCCAGCGGCATCACCAGCGGTGTTGAGTTATCAGATGCTAGCACCAAGGGTGGCTTTTCTGGTCCGCTTCGTGATGGTGCAACTGGTTATGCTTACGCATCTCCAAGTGGCTCTAACAGCACAGTATTGCCGGCTGGTGCGAGTGTTCAAACTCACGTTTTCCATATGCTTGACTCAGTATCTGAAGCTAACAAGAAGTTGATTCAATATGATCCAGATTTGTTAACTTTGGGCACTGCTGATGCCAAGTCGATTCTTATTCTCGACGTAGCTAAGAGTGAACACGACACGACCGCAGGTCTTGCCGATTTTGATAACCTTTCGGCGTTTATTATTTCAGGCATTGTTGCTGGAGAAATCACGCAGTTCAGTGGAGTTAGCAACCTTACGCAAATCCGTCGTTTGACGACTGCACTTGCTGCAGCCGATAACTTCTCAAACGCTGACGCTGTTCGCTATGTATATACCGTTGACACTGCTAGTGTTTCTAGTACTGATGCTGATGGTGTATCGCAGAACTTAGGTGGAACTATTGCTGCTAGCAAGACTTCCTACCCGCTCGCAGATGAGCTTGTCGCTTCGTCGACGCTCGGTGCTATTGGTGGAACT